TTCGTTAAGCAGTTTGACAAGATCGTTAACATCTTCGGACACGATGATACTACAAACTACGAAACAGACTCAGACGCTGATGAGAATCCTGCTACTTGATATTGAATCAGCACCTAACACTGCGTATGTTTGGGGTCTGTTCCAGCAGAACATCAGTATCAGTCAGATCGTAGACAGCAGTAGTGTTTTGTGTTGGTCCGCTAAGTGGTATCAAGGTGATCAGTTAATGTTCAGCAGTATTCTAAACGGTAAGAAGACTATGCTAAAGAAGATCCATAGTTTACTTGATGAGTGTGATGCAGTGATACACTACAACGGTACTAGGTTTGATATACCGACACTCAACAAGGAGTTCTTAGAGGCAGAGATGTCTCCACCAGCACCTTATCATCAGATTGATTTACTAAAGACTGCTAGAAAGGAGTTTAGGTTTCCTAGTAATAAGCTAGACTATGTTGCTAGAGCATTAGGACTAGGACAGAAGACTAAGCATGAAGGCTTTGAACTCTGGATTAAGTGTATGAACAGAGATAAAGAAGCCTGGGCAGTGATGGAGCAGTACAACAAACAGGATGTTATCCTACTGGAAAAGGTCTATGAGCGATTTCTTCCCTGGATTCGAACCCACCCAAACGTCAGTATATGTAACGACTACACAAGCTGCACACGGTGTGGAAGCTACAGTCTACAGCGGAGGGGGTATAGCACTACTGCCACGGGAAAGTACCAGCGATACCAGTGTCAAGACTGTGGTGGATGGCAACAACAACGTAGAGGAGAAAAACTTGCTACCGAAATACTCAAACCAAGCTAAACAGGTTGGTGGTGATCACTATAAGCAGACAACACTACAACCTTGGGATGTCGTTAGTGCTTGGTCTTTAGATCCTTGGTCCGCTAATGTAGTTAAATACATTCAAAGGTTTCACCGTAAGAACGGTAAGGAAGATCTACAGAAAGCATTGCACTACCTGGAGTATTTGATTGATAACTATGATACCGTAAAGAAAAAGTATTACAAGGAGTAACTATGGCTTTGACGATTCTGGACTTGTTTGATAAACTAAAAAGACTAGATGAGATATCTCTACTTGAGATACTGAACATAACAGCAGAAGACTTGGTTGATAGGTTTGAGGACAGAATCGAAGCCATGTTTGATGATTTAGTTGACGAACTAGACGATACAAAAGAGGAAGATCAATGAAGTTGAATAACTACCAAGCATTTATCCACAAGAGCCGCTACAGTAGGTTTCTTGACGAACAAGGACGTAGAGAGAACTGGGGTGAGACTGTAGATCGCTACATGGCTTTTATGAAAAAGCAGTTACTGAAGAAGCATAAGTATGAGATTCCTCAACATATCTATAAGACTGTACACAAGGCTATCCTGAACCTTGATGTCATGCCTTCGATGCGCTGTATGATGACTGCTGGTGAGGCACTGGAGCGTCAGAACATTGCAGGATATAATTGTTCGTATCTTCCCATCGATGATCCTAAGTCATTCGATGAGGCAATGTACATCCTTCTATGTGGCACTGGTGTCGGTTTCTCTGTAGAGTCTAAGTATGTCAATCAATTACCTGAAGTCCCTGATCAGCTATTCGATAGTAAAACTACTATCGTGGTATCCGACAGCAAAGAAGGCTGGGCTAAAGCACTACGACAACTTATTGCTTTACTCTATGCTGGAGAGATTGCAAAATGGGATGTCTCCAAAGTTAGACCTGCTGGGGCAAGACTTAAGACCTTTGGAGGAAGAGCTTCTGGTCCAGAACCCCTCGTTGAACTATTCAAGTTTGTTATTAGGAAGTTCCAAGCGGCCAAAAATCGTCGTCTCTCGTCCATTGAATGCCATGATATTCTGTGCAAGATCGGGGAGGTTGTTGTTGTGGGTGGTGTGCGACGATCTGCAATGATATCTTTAAGCGATCTAAGTGATGATCGTATGGCACACGCTAAAGCCGGTGCTTGGTGGGAACAACAAGGACAACGTAGCTTAGCGAACAACTCTGCTGTGTATGATACAAAGCCTTCAGTGGGTCAGTTCATGCGTGAATGGTGCTCAGTCTATGAGAGTCATTCTGGTGAGCGTGGTATCTTCAACAGAGAAGCATCACAGAAACAAGCTGCCATCAATGGTCGTAGAGATCCTAATCATGACTTTGGTACGAATCCCTGTAGCGAGATCATCCTACGTCCATACCAATTCTGTAACCTCACTGAGGTCATTGTCAGAGCTACAGATACCATTGAGGATCTACGCTATAAAGTACGTGTAGCATCGATTCTAGGCACTTGGCAGAGCACAATGACTGACTTCCCTTATCTGCGTAAGATCTGGGAAAAGAACACTGCTGAAGAGCGTCTATTGGGTGTGTCGCTGACAGGTATCTACGACAATCCATTGTTGAATGATCCTAATGATAATCAATTACCATTAAGACTACAGGATCTTAAGCATGAAGCAGTCACTGCGAATGAAGTTACAGCAAATGCTCTTAGTATTCCTGTCTCTGCTGCTATCACTTGCGTCAAGCCTTCTGGTACTGTGTCTCAGTTGTGTGGCACTGCTAGTGGCATTCATCCTCAGCATGCCCAGTATTACATCAGGCGTGTACGATCGGATAAAAAAGATCCTCTCACAGCGTTTATGATCAGCCAGGGTATCCCTAATGAGCCTTGTGTTATGAGACCAGACAGTACAACCGTGTTCTCATTTCCTATGAAGGCTCCTGATTCAGCAGTGACTAGGGATGATGTATCGTCTATTGCACACTTAAACCTATGGAAGGTGTATCAGCTTAACTGGTGCGAACATAAGCCTTCAGTGACTATCTCAGTTAACGAAGAAGATTGGCCTACTGTAGGGGCTTGGGTGTACAGGAACTTTGATATCTGTACTGGTGTATCGTTCTTGCCTATGGATGGTGGTACGTATCGACAGGCTCCTTATGAGACATGTACTGAACAAGAGTACAATGAACTCTTAGCTAAGATGCCTGTGAACATCAATTGGGATGATCTTAAGGAAGTAGATGATAACGTCGAAGGCGCACAGCAATTGGCCTGTGTTGCTGGAGTCTGTGAGATCTAGATAAAAAAAAGCCCTCCATCAAAGGAGGGCGAACGGTCACTAAGGAAAACTATGCCGAATATATGGGGTTGGTCGTTTCTATCAGGGTTTATGTTGGGTATCTGCTATTCTGACGATTTTGTCGTAACTGACGAGGACGGAGACGAGGCTTTTCTCGAAGGGTTCTTCGTCTTTATTAATATTGCTATCTTCAGTTTTGTTGTTGGATGGGCTAAGGAAGAGTGATGCCTCAGCTTCACGACGAAGAATCAAGCCTCTGGTTACTTTACCTGCTGCAAGATTCCAACGCTTTAGTTCTTGAACAGCTTCCACCCATCGCTCTTGGTTTATCCTTGTTCGCATCGTGGATGATCTCAACCTAGCTGGTCCTAGATTATAAGTCCAACTAAGGATCGCAGCAGCTTTGTTATCGTGTTTCGTCAACACTGGACAGGCTTTATAGACTTGAAGTAGAAACCTCTCTGCATCAAGTTCGAATAATTCCTGTCCTCTTTCTTTTGTGATCTCAGGATCATCTAAGGTAACCTTATCCCCATTCTCGTACATCGTAGACCCCCAACCTATGGTGGGTACGTTAGCACTACAGAGATAAGGTTTACTTCTCCATCCTTCAAATCTCTTAATCAATGGTTCAGCGATTGAGATTACTTCTTTGATTCCCATACGCGCCCAACATACCAAAACGTAAGGATCAACGACAGCATACCTTCATCAAAGTCTGTCCATCCTGACATAAGCACTGATGTCCATGAACCATTCTGAAGGAAAGCTAGATAGAGACCAGTAGCTTTAACGATAGAATAGAAACCTACAAACCAGTAGGTCACTGCTGGCCTAACTAGTGCTGACAGCGATGCTACCCACTTCCAAGCCTTACCATCAGACTCTGCTTGTTGTTTGAATGCTTCACCGATAGCGTCTAATTCATGCTCTTGTAGACGCTGATGTCCTTGCTGTAGAGCAAACTCTGCTTGCATCTTAGCAATAGAGACTTCAACGTCTAACTTCTTTAGCTCATGCTCTCTTTCAAACTTACGATCTAAGATCTTAAGTACTTCAGGGGCTAACCTGAATACACCACCGATAAGAGCACCAATGAGTTCGAACATTACTGCATCTCCTCCGGCATACCAGCCTGGACAGCTGGAATAGCTCTAGCAGCACCCCTAGCAGCATCATCGATAACCATCGTAGTCCAATCAATACCTGCTTTCTTACCTAAATCTACTAGCTTCTTAGCCGCTGTAAGATCCAACGTACCATCAGCTTTAGGTGTTAGAGCCTCAGACAATATCCTAGTTGCTTTAGGATCTAACAATAAAGTCTTTAGCTTCTCATCAGTAGCTGCTGCTGTCTGCTTTGCCCAGAACTTAGACAAGATAGATGACACAGCCCATGTAGTACTTGCTATTGGGTTTCTTAACTTAGAGATTATCTCTTCTGGAGGAACGCCAACTAACTGCTCAATAGGTGTTGTTGGTACTTCCTTAACATTAAACTTAACATCAGCAGTGTTTACTGACAATCTACGAGCAGCTTCAGCAAGATT